CTAGTGGGGAGTATATTACTGGAATCTCTTTACCCTGAGAAGAATACTTCCAGGACTCTGAATCAGAAAAGGCATAGATACTTTTACTATCAAATGCTCCTGCTGCTGGATTTGATGCTGCAGAAAATATACCTACCTCAGTAATTTCATATCTTTCTTGTGTTGGAAGTTCTGCCGTTAGCACAACCTTTGAGACTCCTGACTCGTCAACAAAACCTCTTGAAATAATAGGAACACGGAACATCTCAAAGTCAAGTGACTTCTTATCAGAAAAGTCTGGAAGAGTTCCATCCTGAGTCAATGGCTTTGGTCCACACCCAACAGCGATATGAGAAGCATAGGATGGTGTTTGGCCAACAAGGTACTTGGCTAAAATATTTTTACCTGTATTTGTTATCATTTAATTTCCTCCATTGTATATTGTAGCATCATAAATCTCTCCACTTGTTAGCAACTGAACCTCTGCTTGTACTCCATCTTTTAGGTTAACAAGGTTTATTACCAGGTCCCCCGTTATTGGGTCTATGTATATAGATTTGCAATTTGGTACCTTTGTCCACTTAGTCTTATCTGGCTCAAGTGGGTTTTCAATTATGTCATATCCATTTCCACATACTGGCAGGTGATCCATTATTGCAATAGATAAAGACTTAAAGTATGAATCAGACTGCTGCAGCCTTAAAATATTATTTGGGTTGTACTGTAAATAAAGATCTGTTAAATTTTTAATAGGTGCATAGACTACTTTTTGACCATTGACTAGGTCATGTCTGGATATTGTTGCAAGTTCTTGACCACCAATATCTTCAAATATTAGGTCTGTCATTATTTCAATAGACATAACCTCTGAATCTCTTATTATTAAGTCAGGGGTTGCAATTTTTATGGCTTTCACAGTTGACTTTAATGAAGCACTTTGAGATGCTGCGTTGTCTACCAATGGTAGTGAAGCCGTAGCATTTGGTATTGGTAATGATGCTGTAGTATTTGGAGATACAGTTTCTCCGCCACCATCATGCATGGGACCTAGATATCTCATCAGACTACCTCACTCAAAAACAATGTCATATCTGGTCCATCTACACTCTTAGAATAATCAATGTTATAGATTACAAACCTACTTGATGAAGGAGATGCCATAGATACTCCGTTTTCTTCGTAGTCAAGGGTCACGATGTCTCCCAGTTGTAAGGTTGGTATTGCAAACACCTTAACACCAACAGACCTTCTTGGCTTTGCTATTTTTTCAATAAGCCATTTCATTAAACTATTTGCCTCATCATAAGATTGAATGTATGGAGTATCTAATGAAAAATCTTTTTTACCATATGTCATTCTGCTTAACTTTATATCTTGATAGTCTTGTTTAAACTTATATGGGTTTGACAATAAAGTCTCTGCAACAAACTGAGGGTTTGAGGTTAGTGTGTTTTTATTAAAATATTCATCAACCGTTAATCTGTTGTCGGACTGTTGTGTAAAAGTTACACCTTGAACTCTTAAATAGTTGCCAGTTGTTTCGTCTAAACTAATTGCTGTATCTGTTGCATTAAAAATCATAAACTCTGCTCCATACGAGCCTGCTCTAAAACCAGAAACGACATAGCCTTTTAGTTTATTAAATGTTGGAGAAATCTTTGCAGTTAAGGCTGGAAAGGCTTTGTCGTACTTAAAATTAAATGTTGCTGCTTCTCTCATTATGCTACCAAACTCTTCAAAGTATATGTTATACTTTGGGGCTTCTGAGTTTCCTATGCCTGCTAAGTATGTGTTTTGAATTAGTCCGCTGATAGAGTATTTTCTAAAAGATTCGTTAGCATTTATATCTGAGTCGCCAAACACAGAGTTGACTGGAGCGCCCAAAGAAAATGTTGTGTTCTGAGAATAGTTGTTGCATAGGGCATAAACATTTTCAAACATGATCCTAGAAGAACCTCGTGTGAACAATGCAACATCTGAGTAGGCTGGAAGAGGATCTGTATCGTCTACTGTCTTAACTAGTTGGCCATTTAGGTATAGATAGAATCTTCTTGTGCTACCTATGTCTTCGTATTCGGCTGCTAGATCATATACCGTTGAATTTTCTTCAGAAACAATTCTTGCCTGCCCAGTAAATTTTCCGTCATCTACAGTAATTTCTCCAAGACCTTGCCAAAGAGAGACTGGAACTGCTACGCCATTGTTAGATTTTATCTTATAAAAGAAAACATTGCTAACACTTTGTCTTTCTTCATCTGACAAATTTCCAACACCTAGCGCTGCAATCTCAAAATAATAACCAACATTTGTTGTTGGGTTAAGCATAAATGCAAGACCTCCAGAGCCACCAGATATATTTATATTTTTATCTGGAGTGCTACCATTAACAACGTAGTATGTTGAGGATCCATTAGATGTCTGACCTCTATCTTCGTTGTTTTCAATCTTTCCAACAATTCTCATTCTTGTTCCAAAATGTTTGTACTTTTTGTCTTTTAAATTTTTATGCACATAAGATATAAAATCTCTTGGATTTTCTTTAGTTGTAAAGTTTGGTCCAGTAAGGGACAAAGCAGAAGATTGCAGAGTTCCAGTCTGTTGCTTTGTTGCCGTTGCAATCTCTCCAATAAAAGATGTTGACATAAAGTTTTTAATGATTCCACTTCTTGAAGATGTTCTTGCAATCGCATCTGAAGAGTATCCTTCTCTAGTTGCCTTGCCAGCAGCCTTTAGAAGGTCTATCTCTTGTTGTGTCGCCCCTGGTGGTATTGTTATTTCAATATCTACTGATTCTACATCTTGATCAAATAAAAATTCTGAAAGCATTGAGCAACCCTTAACATTGTCATCTGATTTCCAGTAATCAGATATTCCAGCAGAGTGTGCTACAACTTCAGTCCCAAATTGACCACGGCCATGTTTTTGAACAACTCCATTCTGTAGTTTAACTACACCATCTTTTTCAAAATACTTTGGCTCAGAGTATATTCTAACCAGTCCTGTTGGATATATCTTTCCGTTAAATGGCAGTTTTGCAAAATAGTTTTGATAATCTTCGGTTGATGTTATCCAAACATTACCAAACCCAGAAACATTATATTGAACAGCATCATATTTAATGATTTCTCCTTGAGAGTAGAAGTATCCGCTATACCTAGTGATCCAGTAGGCCGCTTCTCCAAGGCTAAATGTGTTATTAATAACAATGTTATTTTTTACTTCTGGTACAGAAGCAGTTAGATCTGAGTTAAGAGGAATGGCACTGAGGACATAGGCAGACTGAGTTGCTACTTCGTTATTTATTGACTTAGTATTCTGTGTGCCAGACACTTCCCATAACAGTGCTGGCTTGTACGTATAGTATCTTTCATCATCTACAAGGCTTGCCTGTCTTAGTGATCCTATAGATCTCTGGATATATCTTGTACTATAGTTAATTGCGCCATCATTGTATACCGCACTATCCTGGGTTGATACAGAAATAACATTTGCTAGTTTTGGCTTATTTGTTTTATTTCTTATTTCTCTATCTTCTACAAAATCTTTTGTGCCCTTAAGATCAAAGGTTGTTGGCCTTTCTTCTATCGTTGGCATAATATAGTTTTTACTCATCATTACAAAATTATTATATTCATCAAAGAACATTGCTGTCTGAGTTGAAACTGCCAAATCTTGAAGAACCTCTGCAACGCTAGTATCTGGTCCAACAAAGAAATATGGAATTATAATTTCCTTTTCGTTTGCAACTCTTTTAAATGTATAGTTAGAAAAGCCTACATGGTCTAGAAGTAGAGATACTGCAGAACTTACAGAAACCTCTGTCATCAATATCTCTGGAGCCCTGATTGATTCTAGGTACCAGTACAAATCCCTCAAGGTTATAGATACATGCTTTGACATTAGGTCTTGTTTTGGAAAGGCATCAGAATATAATGCTTTAATTGGAACATAATAGTCCCACCCATTAACATCAACAATGACTTCATAGAATTTAAACTGAACATGTCTTGAAATATATTTAGCAATAATACTATTTTTGTTATTAGTATTAAATGCCTGATCGTGATCAAAAAGAGTTATGCTTCCGTTAGATGCTATTAGTTGGCCAACTGGCAAACCAGAGAGGCCCAGATCGGAGGCACTCTTGTTGATAGAGTAGTCAATTGTTTTATCAGAAACATTCATAACAAGTCTTGGAGAAATCTCAATAAGGTCAAAAGTAGAATCTTTTACGTTCATTGTTTCTACTATAATTCTTATTCCGTTTATATACTCAAACTCTCTAAACTGCTCTTTCTTATCGATTGCCTTAATAAAAACATCTGGGGAGGTTGCGTCTGTTACAAAGTTTGTTAGCCTGTCTACTGTTTCATCTTGTATATACCAGCCATACTTTGGTGTTATTACTGTATATTGCGTACCGTCCCAAATATGGTAGGCACCTACTTCATCCTTATTTGGTTTAATTAGATAGGCATACCCAATTACAGATTGCTCTGGAAGCAGAGAAACACTTGTATATGTTTCTGCAAAAACAAAGTTTGCTCTCCACTCTTCTGGAACAATTAGGCCATAAGCAATTTCGACATACCCATCACTTTTAATAATAGAAGAGCCATCTCTTCTTGTGATTGATGGATCAAAAGAAACAACTGTTTCCCAACTGGTGTCTCTTAAGAACTGAATCTTCCACTTGCTTGGTGTCTTTTGATTTAACTCTCCGTAAAAAGGATCTGCATAGGCTCCTGTTGCTGATGAAAATGGGCCAAGGTTTTCGGTACCCGTATGGGTTTGCATTTTTACTACAACCCTATTTGTTGGAACTCTTTCTTTATATACAACAAATGGACAAGCATCCTCTATAGAGTTCTGAGAGTTACGAACCTTAGATGCAATTCCATACTCTTCTCCAGACTCTGTTCTATAGGATGTCCAGTACTTAAACTTATCATTTTTATCTGGCATGTAGTATCTTGGTCTATCTGCCATAACTAGGTTTGGGTGATGCAGTTTACCTTTTTCAAAGAACACTGCTTTATTTATTCCAGACCTAGGCCTAAACTGACCAAAGCAATCTTCTAAAGAGTAAAGCGTTTGTAATTTTTCTTTCTTGGTTAAAAATGTTGTCGGTATATCGTTATTATCAAATTCTCCATCTACAATAATATCTGCATCGGTTGCTCCTGTATAAAAGTTTCCAGCATCATTAACATCAAAACTGTTAGGCAGTGAAGAGTATATGGAACCAGACTGCGTTGGTCTATATCTATAGTTTCCTATATGTTTAATGTTTGTTGGAATATTCATATTCCATTCAGCAGTTATTATTGACTTATTTCTTATTGTTGAGGATGTTTCTAAGAAATTTTGTAAGTCTTTGTCCTCAAACATTATACCTCTTCCAAGGTAACTGAGACATTCCAATAATCAAAATTAGCGCCTCTTTTTTCTACAGAGTATGAAAAACTTGATATAAACATTTCTATAAGTTGGTTATACTGCTGTAGGTGATCATAGGGGGCCTCTGTCCCCTTGAAAATTCCTTTTCTATCATATGCTAAGAATACCCAGAAAGACCCCTTGTGTCCGTCATACCACTCAAGCATATCTGCTCCACCTGCTCCTCCATCTGTTGTGTAGGATGTGTGTGGTGACTTTCCAGTTGTTATATTAAAACTTGGAACATTGGAGTGAGACCTAGAAGGTATCATATTCCAACTGGTGCTAATTTTCATTTTGTCTGCAGTGTGATATGATCTCATACGACCATTTATCATTCGCTCACGTTTTTCAATACGCTCATCTGAGAAATCAAGCGGAGATCTATTATCATCTGTAAGCATTAAGAATTGGTCTATTAGTTCTGGGTCTACCCCGTCTGTTGCTGCCCCTACTTCATATCCTTGAGGAATATACAAACCATTTAAAAGGGTACCAGAATTTTCAGACCAGAGCATACCGCTAGGCCTATTGTATCTTTTACGGCTCTGCATATAAGTAAACCTTGGATCATCTACCATTTATTCCAATCCCCCTGATTCTTCTATCGTCAACCTGCTTGATTGTTGACATTACTGCCTGTGCAATTTCATTTGGATTAGCATTTGTCTTTGCATTAACAGTTAACGTATATGTATTATTATACACTGCCCCGCCAGTTGGCTGACCACTATTTATTGCCTTCATTGTATTTACACCATGAGCATCTACAGCATACTTACTCATAACAAACTCTCCTGGAGTTAGCATTGCTGGGACCGTATCAGTACCCTTTGCAAAACCGCCAAACGCAAACTTCATTGGATTAATTAGTCCACCCATGGCAGCCATCTGCATTCCAAATCCACCGCCACTACCACCGCCCGATCCTCCGCCTGGAATCTTAACAGTTGTTCCAGACCAAATCATACTTCCACCCTTATACTTTGGATCTGTAGTAAACTTTGGATTAGCATCAAGAAGTTCTTCTAGAGAAATTCCATGCTGACTTGCAATTCCAGAAAGAGTGTCTCCAGGTTTAACAACATAGGTTGTTGCTGTTTTAGGAATTACGCTATATGATGGAGAATCTGATGCATTGTCTACCGCTGCTGCTGCTGCATCTGCTGCAGCCTTTGCTGCTGCTTCTGCTGCAGCCTTCTCTGCTGCAGCCTTTGCCTCTGCTGCTGCTTTTTCAGTTGCAGCCTTCTCTGCTGCAGCCTTTGCTGCTGCCTCTGCTGCTGCTCTAGCCTCTGCTTCAGCCTTGGCCTTTGCTTCTGCTGCCTTTCTGGCTGCCTCTGCTGCTGCTGCTTGCTCTGCTGCTGACTTGCCTTCTGCTGCAGCCTTCTCTGCTGCAGCCTTTGCTGCTGCCTCTGCTGCAGCCTTATCTGCTGCAGCCTTTGCTGCTGCCTCTGCTGCTGCCTTTGCTGCTGCTTCTGCTGCAGCCTTTGCTGCTGCCTCTGCTGCAGCCTTTGCTGCTGCTTCTGCTGCTGCTCTATCTGCTGCTGCTGTATTTACTGGCTGTGTTTGTACTCCATACTTCGCTATTAAATCTTTAGCCTGGAATTTGGTTAAGTCTGTTAGCCCCTGATCAAGAGCCTTCATTGCAGACTCAATACCCTTAACAAAATCTAATGCTCTTATTCTTGCAATCTCTACATTGCTTTGAATTTGTTCCCAGGCCTCTCTGCTTAAGCCAGCGATCTTGATTCCTGCAATATCTTCCTTTAAGGCAATTTGCTTAAGTCTAAGAAACTCTTGCTGTGGCTCTATTGCGGCTTCTTCTTTTTCAAATATCTTATCCTGTATTTCTTTAATTTCTTTTTCAAGTTGCTTTCTAGTTTTAAGTTGACCAAGTTTTGGATCTTTACTTCCCTGCTTGTCAAAACCAGTTGCTGTAGATAGTTCATATTTTCTGGACTGCTCAACTGCATCCTTTTGCTTTGTTACTGCATCTGCTGCTTCTTGTGCTCTCATTTCTTGTGCAGCACGGGCTGCTGCTGCAATGTCTCCAGATGTTAGCGCCTCAGCAAGAGTTAACTGTCCCTTTTGCTGGTTAGCAATATTAGCATTTGCCTTTTCTACTGCATCTAAAGCCTCAATTCTTTTATCATATTTTTCGTTAATTGCTTGCTCTTGATCTTCAATTGCCTTTAGTGCTGCTTCTTTGTCATCACTAAGATACTGCATTGCTGCAATTTCATTTTGTGCTTTTTCAATTTCTGCATTAGCCTTCTTATTGTCAATATTCATTTCAAAGTCTATTTGAAGTTTTCTTTCTTCTGCATCAAAAGAATCCATGACATTGCTGAATAAATCATTAAACAAATCTTCATATAACCCGACAGTCTTTTTTAACTCAGTGATTCTTTCGTTCATAGCAGCCTCTGCCTCTGCTAAAAGTTTTGCTGCATCTTCTGCTGCTTTAATATCGGCTTTATCTTTTGTTTTTTTGGCTTTGGCTTCAAGTTTTGCAACATTCTTTTTTTGATTAAAAATAGAAACTTCTAATGCTTTTAGTTCATTGTCTGAAGAAATAGCAAAAGCATCTAGTCCGTTGCCCCCTGCTGCCATTTGTTTTAATCTTTGCTCTTGAAGCCTATCGTTTTTAAGTTGAGAAGTTGCAGTCTTTGTATCTTGAATTGATGCTGAGGCTTTCTGTGCTACAGTCAATGCGTTATATTTTGTAATTAGTTTGCCTAATGATTTTTCAGTTACGCCATTAGCAATTGCCTGTGCATATGCTTTATTAGATACTAGTTCATAAGCGTCTGCAACTGGAACACCTAACTTTGAAAGTTTATCCATAGCCTTGCTTTGATCACTTATGGCCTTGGTTTCTGATTCCATGCTTGAGTTCCACTCACCCATAGTTATAGAGTTAAGTGCTTCTTGAATGTTCTTTGCGTCTCTCTTTAGACCAATAATGTTTCCCTTGTTATCAAATTTAAATAGAGAGTTCTTTCTCTTCTCGTATTCCTTTGGATCCATACCAACGATTAGTTCAATAAAGTCTTGGCTACCGCCCAAACCTCGTAGATCGTTTTCTATACCGCTAAATACATCTATAGTCTTCTTACCACCAAACAGGCCATCTAGGGCCTTGCGAGAGGCAGCCCAGCCTTCTGTGACCTTGATCTGGTTCTTTCGTACATCTCTTAGTTTCTTTACTAGGTCATCTAGTGGTGATGCTTGTACTTTACTTCCCGTACCAGTGCCAGTGCTGTTTCCTGGAATGTTTGTATCTACCTGCTTATTGTCTACAACAGCCTTAAACCCTTGTTGCTCGGTGTAGTGTGCAATCATCATTGCTTCTGGCAAACCCTTATATTGACCACCACCATATCTTTTTCCAGCAATTACTTCATCTTGTTTGAGCCAGTCTTGGTAGTCTTTTGTCGCAACAATTTGAGGAGCAGGGACATTTATAAGTGATGCAACAGTATAGGTATAAGTTTTTTTCTGATCGTCCGTTAGTGTGTCAAAATATTTTTCATCAAATGCGTCTGTTTTGTCAGTTTTAAGTTCTGGAATAAGGTCATAAACAAATGGAACATCTATATTCTTTTTTGTTTCAATTTGATCAAACATTGAATTTAATTTTTCATATGCGGCTTTGCTTTCTGGGCTTTCATTCGTGTAGTAACTAACAAGAACGTCTGATGGAATAACAGTATTAAGGTTGTTTAACTTGATCATGTTCTTTGCAAAGTCTAAGGCATCTGAATCTTTTTCAAATGCTTGAACTCTTGTAACAAATTCTGTTTGAACTGTAGTGTTAACATCTCCCTTTGCATCAAGAATATTTTCTGCTGCGACTCCAATTGTTTCCGCAGTTGCTCCCGAAAACTTTGTAATAATTTCCATTATTTTTGGAGCAATTGCAGTGTTATCGGTTGCTAAGAATAAAAGATTTTTAAGGACAGATGGTGGAAGGTCTCCACTTGCCATCTTTGCTT